GACCAATAGTAGATTTTGCACCTGTCCAATCACTTGAAGAATTAAAAGTTTTAGTTGCTCCTTCACTTATAGTAGGTTGGGTTGCATAAACCCATAAAGGATTCCAAGTACAAAAATTATTAGTAGGCGTATCTGTTGACTGGTCTGCAGCAGCTAAATTACTTAAAGTAAAATCGTTGTTATTACCACTAAAGTCTTCACCTAAAGCTGAAGCATTACTAAAGTTTAAATGAAAGCCTTCGTCTCCAAAAGTAAGTCCACTTACATCTTTAGCTTTCCATATACCACTATCGTCATCATACTCACCAAATTCTGTAGGAGCTAGTTGTAAACCATCTATTGCTACAAATTCTGCTAGATAACCACTCATATCGTAATCACCATCACCAGCGTTATAACTACCTCCAAAAGGTGCTGTTCCTATTGTTAGATAGTTAGTAGTAAACCACCCACTAGCTTGGTCTTCTTGGTCTGGATAACTACCACCATCAAGGTCAATAGTTGTTGTCTGAACTCCATTGAAATATATTTTTACTCGGTTACTAGAAGATGATTGATTGGTATCTACTGCGACAACAACATGCAACCAAGCCGAAGGGTCACGATGTTTTGTAGTTACATCACGAACATCATGTCCGTCATCAAATCTGTATTGAAAGAAATCACTACTAAAAAACAGTCGACCATGTTGACCTTGACCTATTACATAACCAGTTCCACTTGCACTAGGATTACCTAGTGTTGACCTTTTAATCCAAAAACTAAAGGTATGTTTTCTTCTATTACCTGCTGTTGGACTAGCTCTGATAAGCCATTCGTTATTAGCAGTTTCTAGCTTTATAGAATTTTCAATATTATATCCTGTAGATACAGAACCTCTATTAGCTGTACGTTGTAAAGTTTCCATGTATTAACTTTGTGCCATGTTTTGACTTCTGCCAATTTCTTGCCAGACTGAGCCGTTGTATCTAAATGCATACACGTCTGTTTTAGCATCTGTTGCCGTCATTACTGGAGTTGTACTAGAAGCAAACTCAAATACTGTATTCCAAGCTAGTGTGTAAGGTCCTGAAGATGCGTGTTGTGCTACTTCTATACTAATAATTGCTCCTGCAACTGGGTTACCCGGAGCTGATATAGTTGTGTTTTCTTCTAAGACTAGAGTAGCGTTAGCTTTTGCTGCTGCATCCCAAGCTGTAGTTCCATCTGCTAAAGCCACTTCTGTAATATTTGCTGATTTAGCTGCTGTTGCTATACCTGTTATTGCTAATGTACTATCTAATGTTGTAGCACCCGTAACATCAAAAGTTCCAGCGATGTCTATGTTGTCTGCTAATTCAGCTCCTGTAATAGAGTTGTCAGCATAATGAGCTGTATCTATTGAGCCATCAACATATTGGGCTGAGTCAACACTATTAGCTGCCATCTTAGCAACGGTTATTTGTGAGTTTGCTATATGAGCAGTGTCTATACTTCCGTCTACATATTGAGCACTATCAATACTGTTAGCACTCATGTGAGCCACATCAATACTAGCATCAACATAATGTTGTGAATCAATAGCATTATCAGCAATCATTGATTGAACAATAGCATCATTGCCTATAACTAAGTCAATCGTGTTATCAGCGTCTTGATAAGTTGCAGCGATACCTGTTTCTGTATTAGAACTAAACATAGCTCCGACTGTATCAGAAATAGTTTCTGCAAGAGAAGTACCGTTAACTGTTATAGCATCAGCTTCTAATGTTCCATCAATGTCTACGTTGCCACTTACATCTAAAGTAGCTGCGTCAAGCTCACCTGAAATTGTAAAGTTGCGAACACCTGTGTAATCTTTGTTAGAGTCTAGTATAACTGCTTTTGAAGCTACTGCTGTACCGACTGCTGTGCTACCTATGTCAAGAGCATTAAGCTCTCCAACTACTGCAGTAATACCATCTAAAGCATTGAGTTCTGCAGCAGTTGATGTAACTCCATCAAGTATATTTAATTCTGCAGCTGTGCTGGTAACTCCATCAAGAATGTTTAGTTCTGCAGCTGTACTAGTAACTCCATCAAGTATATTTAACTCAGCTGCTGTACTTGTAACACCATCAAGGATGTTTAACTCAGCTGCTGTACTTGTAACACCATCAAGGATGTTTAGCTCTGCAGGTGTCGAAGTAATTTGTGTATTACTTGCTGCAGCTAATACAGGAACTGTACCTGATACGTTAGGTAAAGTAATTGTTCTATCAGCCGTAGCATCTACAACAGTAAGTGTAGTTTCGTGTGCATCAGCTGTAGCACCTTCAAATATAACGGCATTGTTAGCACTCATAGTAACTGAGTCTACAGTACTAAGTGTACCACTAACAGAAATATTAGTAGCAGAAAGAGTTCCTGTACTTGGGTTGTATTTTAAATCACCGTCTGATTCTAAACCTAAGTTACCACCGTCTAAGTCTCCACCGGCTGTGAAGATAATTGCGTTGTTTTCGTTTGTGTTTTCGTTGTCTGTAATAGTAACGGCTGTAGCTACTGCAGCAGTTGTAGCATTGGCTACTGTAGTTCCTGCAATAACACTTGCCAAAGCTGTACCATTTACAGTAATTGCATCGGCTTCTAATGTACCATCAATATCAGCGTTACCACTAATGTCTAGGGTAGCAGCATCTAATTCTCCTGCTACTGTTACAACACCATCGGCTACAGTTATTAAATCTGTATCGTCTGCATGTCCAATAGTTGTACCGTTAATGACTACATCATCAACTCTAAGAGCTGTAAGTGTACCTAAACTTGTTACGTTAGGCTGGGCTGCATCAACAACAAAATCAATAGTACCATCAGAGTCTTGATAGGTTACTGTAATATTTGTTTCTGTGTTGGAAGTAGTCATGGCTCCAACAAGGTCTTGTATTTCTTCTGTTGTAGGTATTTCGGATACCAAAGCAAGAGTACCTGTTGTTACTGGTAGCGTAGCTGTAACATTACCTGAGTAAGTCCCATGAGCTGCAGCTTCTACTCTTGTATAATGAGCATTAGATGATTCACAGTAGAAGTCTACGTAAGACTTAGCTCCACCATTTTTAATTTTTATAGCACCTTGTGATATTAATACACCATTAGATGAACCACCACTAATTGCTAGTGTCCCTGCAATGTCTCCATTACCTGAGATATCAAGTGTAGCAGCGTCTAGTTCTCCAGAGATTGTTACGTTTCTACCACCAGTAATGTCAATGTTAGCATCAGCTATAAGGGCTTTACTAGCTATAACAGTTCCGTTGGTAATACCATCTATAAGATTAATATCTGCTGCAGAAGCTGTAACTCCGTCTAAGATGTTTAGCTCTGCTGTAGTGCTTGTGACTCCGTCTAAGAGGTTTATTTCAGCAGCTGTACTCGTGACACCATCTAAGATGTTAAGTTCAGCAGCGGTGCTTGTAACGCCATCTAGGATGTTTATCTCTGCTGCAGTAGATGTTACTCCGTCTAATATGTTTAATTCAGCTGCAGTACTTGTAACTGCTGTGCTATTTATAGATAGTGCGTCTGTTTCTAGTGTACCATCAATGTCTACGTTGCCTGATATGTCTAAGCTTGTACCGGTTAGTACGCCTGTAACACCTAGAGTTCCTGCAATTGTAGCATTTACATCTACGTCTAGCGTATCAATGTGAGCAGTACCGTCTATATATAAATCTCTCCACTCTTGTGAAGCACTACCAAGGTCGTATGTAGCATCATCGTCTGGGATAATGTTAGAATCAATATTGGCACCAAAGACTACGTTATCAGTAGCCGCATCACCCATAGTGATTGTACCACCGTTAAAGGTTGTTGTACCTGTAACTGTTAGATTACCACCTATACCAACATTACCTGTTGTGGTAATTGTATCGGTGTAAGTATCTTTAAATCTTAAACTTGTTGTACCTAAGTCAACATCACTGTCTGTAACAGGTATGATAGCACCATCGGCTATGTATAACTGTTGTACAGGGTTGCTTGATACTTGTACATAAAACTCAATAAAGTTATTGGTTGTATCTATTAATACTTTGTTATTGGGAGTAGTTTCTCCTGCGTCTCCAATCAATCCTATAACAGGACCTTCAGCTGCTGTGCCGTTATGTTTGTGTCCACCTGTATTACTAAATGCATTGAGTGTTTGATTGAACTCGTTATTAAATAATGCTGCTGTTATGGTATCCCCATCAACAAACGAACTCTGTCTTATGTAACCTGCCATTTCCCTATCTCCTACCTGAAGGTATAAAATCTATATATAAACCATTTATTGTGTATGGTGCTTTTTTGTCTTCTGTTATAACTGTAAAGTTATTACTTGTCCCACTTCCTTGTACTGGTATTCTTACCATAGGTGCTGAAGTACCACCAAACACAGTTAAATTTAAAACTGCATCTCCAAAGATTGCAGGTGGATTAATTGTTCCAAAAGAAAAATTACTTGTGGGTTGAGGTACGTCTTGACTATTAAAATCGTATTTAATATTAAGCTCTGGAGTTACTACTCCTTCAGCTGCTACAGACACTCTAACATAATGTAAAGTTTTTAAAGTTCCTAAGTCCCCGTAATCGTAATCGGGAGTGGAATACCTAGCAAGTATATTAGACCCATTAAAGTCATTGCCTGAATCGTGCACAAGCACAAAGCCGTCAGTATCACCATGATAATATTCTTCAACACCATTTTCGTTAAATCCAGCCCCCAAGCTGGTTACTTCTATTCCACTTATTTCTGACCACTCAAACCCGTTAGGTCTAAGCGTTCCTATAATTCCTTTTTGTTGTGAGTTTACAACAGTTGTATCTGTATAAAATAATCTATACTGAGACTTCTCTCTAATTACAGTACTTGAAATTACAAACCTATCTATGTTCTGTGCTAGAGTTGTAATAATTGGTTGTATAGCTTGGCTCACTGTCCCTAACTCAACATCTCCAATTCTCGCTGTACCAGCAACTGTTCTTAGTCCATCGGGTGCTAAGAAAATAAGGTCACCACCAATCTCTTGAATGCTGTAACCTGAAAGACAACCAATGTTTTTAGCCACTGGGACTACCACCGGTGTACCGTTTATATCTTGGAGTTTAAATATACTACTCCTACAAAATATAAAAAGTTCCTGACGGAAGCTTTTAATTCCTACTATCTGGTCTGACAAGGTTATTGAACCTGAACCAGTACCACTAAAATCTGTTGGGTCTAAAAGTTTACTGTAAAATACTGTACTTAAATTATCCTCTACACCTGCTACAACTAAATGTTTATCGTGTAGTTCTGAATGTGTAACATGTTTAGTACCTGTTACAGTAACTTCACTACTAAAATATGTTCTGCTGTTTACATTAGCACCTGTGCCTTCCATTCTAAAAGCATAAGGTTTGTTAGCCCCGTCACATATAACCAGTAAACCATAGTCAAAATCTGCTCCTTCAAACAAAGAAAAACTTATTTTACCTTGACCTGTTCTAGTAAGTGTGCTACGACCTGTAAAGGCTGTGTGATTATCTCCACTAGCATCTACAGAACTTCTACTAACATTTAACCAATTTATTCCATCTTGACTAAAAAATATTCCTGTACCTGCACAAGCTATAACACCATCAGCATAAGGAATAACACCATGAATAGTGTCAGCACTTCCTGTAGGTTTTACAGCATTTGTACTTCCTAATCTTTCATAACCATTTACACGTCTATAGCCACCCTCAATAGAGACTTCAAAGTTTCTGAGGTCTGTAGCTACTCCGGGGGTTTTAAGCAAATCAATTTGATTGGTTGCTTTAACTAAACCACCAGCACAGGCTACGGTATAGGGTTGTGATGTTGCCATAAATTAAAAGTATCTTCTATCGTCAGTCATTGTGCGAGGAGTTGGATTTATTAAATTAGACTTCATAGTCTTCATTGATTTTTTATAATCGTCCATTGCAAAAGCTGCTTGTTGTGCACTTTCTTTAAACTGCCAAACATAGTAACGTGCTTTAGCAGTTATAATATTTGTGTATTGTTCTGGAAAGACTACTGTGTCTCCATGTGCTGCAAGTTTAGTAGGTTTTTCAAATGCATAAAAATGTATGTTGTACACTTTATCAGGTATTGGACTTAATCCAAACTTCCTGCCATCTGGTGATTTAATAACTCTAGAAGGCTCACCATAAGCCTGTGCACCTGCATCGTCTGCATTCTCACTGTCTCTGTAATATCTTTTCCAATCAGCTAAGTTTAAAAACTGTAATCCTCTTGAGACAAAGGGAGCTGTTTCACCACTAACATTAATGGTTGTTAAATAAAAATCATCCCAGTCTATCGAAGCGTAATCATCTTTGACACTTGAGCTACTTACTTTTAACTCGTACCATCGGGTACCAGCTACAGAAGCTACAGTCACGTTTCCATAGAAGGGGTCAGTTGCACCACTTTCACCGGCTGTGAAAAATGGTAACTGCGGTTCTTCATTTGCTATATCAAATATAGCTTTGTTAACAGAGTCTTTAACAAACTGCTGTAATCCTACAGCACTTGTAAAGTTTGCAGAAGTAAGAGGAATCTCATTGAGTTCTCTTAATACTTCGTTAGTTAAATCTAAATATGTTGTTGCCATTATTTACCTTTAGCTTTTACTTGTGCTTTTTTACTTAAATCTTTTAAATGAAATAACTTTACACTAGTTTTAGTATGTGATTTACCTGTGTGTAAAGTCCCGTTAGCCATCTTGTGAGAATTGCCTGTGTGTTCAGTGCCGTCTCTTTTGTAATGTTTTACGCCTTTCATACTTAGTTAGGCATACATTTATGCATTTCACCAGACTTGTAATTAGGTTGAGCTGACCCACCTTTCATATACATCATTCTGCCCATATCAGCTTTTTTTCTTGCAGGTGTTGACATAGCACCACCACCGTAAGATTTTGTCATTCTCTTTGGGTTCATATCATCCTTCATTTTTTTATCTGAACTGTACATCATATCTTTCTCCTTTTTTAAAATAGGTGGAGGAATCTTGAGACTCCTCCGGTTTGGTATCAGTTAATACCGTAGACTGTATTACTAACCCGCTTGAGTTGTTGTAATTGCGTCTTGAACTTTACACTGCCCGTTAACATACCAGTTAGTGCCATCGCACCATACATGAACAAAATCTCCATGTAATGCTTTGTTAGCTACTAATGAAATAGTATCTGCGTCTTCAACAAACGCTACACTTCCTGCTGCATCTTCTGCTGAAGATATGCTACCTACAATAATATTAGCACTAGATGCTGTTACTATTGTATGTGTGCCTGTAGGAACTGTTCCGCCAACATAAAACCAAAACTCTAATCCCGCTGCCGGGAGAGGAAGAGTTGAGACTTTAGCTGCTGCTATGTTCATTATAAAACGAGTACCTGATTCTGCTGCTGTAATTACATTAGTTGCAACTACTACTTCAACGTCTGAAGGCTTTTGAATTTTCTCAGATAATACTCGAACATCAACTGTTCTTGCTGAGTTACGTCCAGTATCTCTTATATTTTCAATTGTCATATTATTTACCTCTGTAAAATTTATGCGTTAAAAAAAGTGGAGGAGCCCGAAGACTCCCCCGACCTTGACTAGTTAGTCAATACCGTAGAAAGCACCTACAATGGCTTCGTCTCTAAGTACTTTCGCACCATAGACATGAAGACCACGCACAATGTCACCAAACGATGTTGGGTCTCTCAACACTTCTGTTGAAAGGATTGTGTTAGCAGTTGCAGTAGATGACATATGACCAGCCAAACATTTACCAGCAGCATTAGATGTTGCAGCAATGTTGTTTGATTTGTACATGTCAAATCCACGTAATTTTCCACTTGATACTAATCCGTTTCTAATAGAACCTTGTCCACCATTATAGTCGACAGAAAGTAATTTAGAACTAGATTGTCCCAAAACCTCGTAGAAGTCAGGACTTGCAACAAACCAACGACCTTCTTCAGGTACGTTCTGTTCGTCTAATAGTCTTGCCATTCTACTCATAAGGTCTAGAGGGTCATGTTCATCAGTTCCAAAACCAATGTCTAGGTTACCTGTTCCATCAAAAGTTCCAGATGCTAAATCAGTAGCACTGTCAGAACCTAACACGTGGTTAGGTGATGAGGCAGATAGACCTGCAAACATAGTTACAAGTACAGCAGCATCGTAAGCATCTTTCAATGCGTATGCAGCAGAACTTGAAGCAACTTCTTTAAAGTTGACATGTGACATATTGCTCTCAATATCATCTACGATGAATTTGAATGCGTTAGCACTATCAACAACTAGAGATGTTTCAGCATCTGTTAGTCTGGTTTCTGTGGTATCGGCATTTCTTACGTAGGCTTCTACAGAAATGACGGGTTCTTTGATAATCTTTACAGAGTCTCCGAATGCAGATATCTCACCGGAATAATCGGTGTTTGTGATAGCTTCAATTACAGACGATTTTCTAAAAAAGTTTAGGACCTTTTTAGAGTAAACCGAAGGTAAAAAGAAACTATTAGTTTGTCCTGCAACAGAGTTAGCAAAGTTAGCATTTGTATCCGTGCTCGGTTCAAAAAATTGAGCCATGATATTTTCTCCTTGTAGTTATAGTTTATTAATTAAACTATATAGTTTATTTTGTGATTCTGCCTTCTTGCCAAGCATCGCTGATAGCACTTTCATACTTATCATACTCTGCCATGCTCATTGCAGCAATCTCCTTTTCAGACCAAATTCTCTCTTGCGATAAGTCTACACTAGTTGTTTTAGTGGAAACCATATCAGCAGCAGAACCTCTGGTCGGTTTATTAGAAGATGACTTAGTATTAGAAGATTCCATACCTATGTCTTTTTTAAATAAATCTAAAGCACGTGAAGCTAAATCGGCATCAGTAGCATTCTTGTATATCCAATCTTGAATAGACGTAGGCTGCTCTTTTGCCCAAGTATGAAAATCATCACTGTTTTTGATATCTTCAAAATCAGGATGTTTACTCATTAACCTTTCTTCTGCAGTCTGTCGTACTAAATCGTCCTCTCGCTGTTGGAGTTTACTAAGGCGTTCTTCTAGAACTTTTGCTTTAGACTCCGATTGCAAGTGAGCAACTGTTTCTACAACTTCATACACATCAGGATACTCATTCTTGAATTGTTCAAGTTCTTCTGGAGATTTTGGAGTTTGGTAAGCTGGTCTATTGCTAGTAGCTTCGTCCATTAACTCTTGTTCTCTAGATTTAAACTCATCAAGTTTAGAATCGTAATGTCTTTTTAAATCATCATAGCGTTTCTTGTAGTTTGGTTTCGAATAAGGTTCGTCCTTCTTTGATTCCAAAGCTTCTGTGTTGACACTTCCTTCCGCTTCCACGTCATTTAGGTCATCACTTTTAAACAATCTGTTCTTTGGTTCTTCAAAGTACACGCTGTTTGATGATAGAAAAGGTTTATCTTCTCCTTCGTGCCATGTCTTATTTTGATTATAAGGGTTTGGCGTTTCTTCTTTGACTTTATTATTAGCCATCTTCTTTCTCCTACTAAGGGCTTCGTTCACAAGGTAGCTCTATGTCGACTAGAGGGCTTGTTTGTAAAGGTAGCCGTTCGGTTTGTTTTGATAGAGTGCCTACAAGTAGGGTAGCTCTATCGGTTAGTGGTTAGCTTCGGACGTGTCG